TCTGAAGCGTTTTCTAAAGCAATAGCTGCACGAATAGTGCGACCTGCTCGGCTGAGAAATCCTTCATCAAGTCCATTGAATACAACCAAACTTGAAACGCCCATCGATGGAACATCTAATCCATCAACTGTATATCCGACAATCTCTGTTTGATTTGCATTTGTCTTGTAAGTAACGCGCTCAGGTGCTACGCGTGTCCATTCTTGAATACGTCCATCTGCATACATCGATAGAACTTGTCCATACGCCACGCCGTGAAATAATAAGTCCTCAGCAATGAAAGCATAAATAGCAGAACCGGGAACGCGTGAATCAGGTTGGTTAATTACGCGATTGGGTTCGACGTGTCCCCCGGTACTTTTGATGTATTGCTCTAGTGGCAATGTGGCAAGGCTGCATAAAATGTTACGCGCTCTTGCGATCGTTGGAATTGCCATCGCCTGTTGGCGTGTAGCACTTGACAACGGATAAAAGAAATTATTGTAAGTCGAGTTAAAAGGTGCTGGAGTCGCAGCTGCATCAACCGTAAGTCCTACCGGTTCAGGAGCCTTCGCGAACAAATCTCTGAGTGCCATTAGCACAAAATTATAGCATAATCAACCCAACACGATATCCACTTCGGTGTCCGGTCGTGTCGCAAAGTGAGAAACCATCGCCATTCCAACTGTCGCGCAAATTGTGGCAGCGCTGGCTTTTCGTCCTAAATACCAACCGCCATCTTTGAACGGTAACTTGACCGCGGATAAGACTTGCTTGTTTAACTCCACTTGATTGCCATGAACTAAGCGCTGGGAGGTAATTGCCGACAACATCTCATCACAAGCCTGCCCATAGATTGCTCCATCGATCGGAGTTGTTGGGATTCCCGCTGGGATGAGACGGGAAGCAACCGCGCCAGCGGTTTGACGAGAATAAGCAACAGTTTCGACTGAGTATTTACGCGCCCACACAGCGATACTGTTTGCTAGATCCTTATCGTCAATGTTTACTGGATTCGAATACGTTTCCAATAACACAACACAGAACTTGTCCCCATCAAGTCGCTGGGCTGCCATTAACGCGGCTGCTTTCCTGTCCGGTGAAAGATCGACCGCCATCCAAGTTGGTTGCTCCCGATCCAAAGCGAGCGTACCCTCAAACGCGCACTCTGTCCAACTTGACGGATTGATGGCTGGGTTGATCTGACTCACCCATTGGCATAAAAGTTCGGTGCGAATAATAGATTCATCATCTGACATTGCGGATTTAAGATTGTCGGCATGGATGGTATATCCAAGGCTTGGGTTGGCTTGTTGCCAGGCTTTAGGATCATCTAAAGCGCAACCAGGTTCAGCGCTCCATTCAAACCAACCGATCGGGTCATCTGAACCAGCAGCTGCTGCAAGCCCACGCTCGCGCATACGATTCAAAATTACGGAGTGCTGGTCTCCGGCGTTACTATACATAATCGCCATTGGATTCTTGCTTGCCATTTGAGTAAAGCGTAAAGATGCCCACACTTCATCGTCCTTATACTCGCGAACTTCATCAAGGTGAATTGTGTCGGGTGCTGCAATACCACGAGCTGCTGAGTTATTGGCTCTTACCAGGTATCGAGTGCCATCGTTAAGTTTGATTTCTTGGCTACCCTTAGTTTCATACTTCTTTACGAACCGAGTCACAAGTTGTTCATTGGCTTGAATGATTTCATCGATTTTCCAAAAGATTTCAGATGAGGTTGTTAGTTTGTGAGCCGTATGGATCTGTAAACGCTCGCCCCAAAGGAACATCCCAGCCAAGATTCGAAGCTGCATAAAGGTAGATTTGCCGTTCTGACGAGCAATGATTACGCCGATTTCATTGTGATACCAACGCCCATCAGGCTTGACTCGGTGCATCTCAATAGCAAGTAAACGCTGCCAAGGGAGCAGTTTAAAGTACTCACCGGTAACAGGATCCTTTAAAGTCTCCACGAAATCGATCATTTCTTGCCCGCGGGAAGGTAAATCCACCGGTTTTGACCTAATACGGGGTTCTGTCGCCCCTAGGTAAGCCGTAGGAGGCTGTTCTAAGCCGTTTTGAGGGTTTGTAGTCATATCTAGTCGGTACTCTCCTGATAGTGGCTTATTGAGCCGTTTTTGGGGGCAAAAGATCCAAGGGGGGTCATGGGTGTCGGTGCGCTCTCAAAAAACCCACCCCCTTTAGATAGATTGCATTGCTTGCATAGTGCTTGAAGGTTATCCATACCATCATCACCACCTAAGCGTCTTGGAATGATGTGATCAACATGAGTAGCCTCTAGTCCACATCGCTGACAAGTATGTTGATCTCTTGTTAATACTCTACTACGTATGCGTCTCCATAGTGCAGTACTACCATCATCTCTTAACGCTGATTGCTTAGCCATTAGTGATAGTTGTTCTCTCTGAAGAACCTAAGAGCTGCGCATGGTGTGCCATAGCGAGCCTCGATGTAAGCCAATCCCCAATCTACCTGCTCATACTTAGATGCAGTCTTTAGATAGATAGATCGTCCTTGTGGTATTCCATAGTGTGATCCATTAACAGCCTTATCATTCCATGCTGATTCTTTTCCATAAAGCACACTTAAACATATGTATTGCTGGGTGTTATCTAATCTTAAAGCTGCATATTCTTTTGCTGAAATATATTCTTTTGCCTCTACAGGTGCAACAGCGTAAGCCGGTGTAAACAGAGATATCCCAATAGCTACTAGCACCCCGCGACCTACCCGCCTCAGCGGGTCGCGGTGAGCCCCTGAAGGGCTCTGCGCCGTTAGCGTACCATCGATGTCAAATCCATTTGTATAAGTGCTGGTCAGAGCGGTGTTTCGTCTCATTGATGACCCCAACCATTACCTTTGAACTGAATCCCAAAGCTGCTGTAAACCCGACGCATAGCCTCATTACAACAGATTGGATCTGCTTCCTCATGAATAGATCTCTCTATTTCTAAGCTGATTTGGCATTTGACGCATTTGTATTCATAGATCGGCATACTAAACAATCCTTTCCTTCGAACGTCCAGGATCCGCAGCCTGAACATCTAATCGGTACATCTGTCGGTACTACCTGGTATAACAATGGCATAAGATCTCCCACTTTCATAAATGCCAGATATTCGTTTACATTTTCGCCCTGACCATTGCATCTCATTATGACCATTGGCAATTTATGAGCTGCATTTGATTGAGCCTGTTTGATCCAAGCCAAGGGTTGAAAGTCCGCTCTAGCCTTTACCTCGATGCTAAGAGTAGGGATATTAAGAATGTCCTCTCCCTGCCTCCCAGCACCGGCGGTATCTGCATACTCCCACCATTGTTTAAGATAGTCGGCTATAACCTTTTGAGTGCGATAGCCTCTCGTTTTGCGATGATTAGCCATTGTATGATCCTGCCAAATAGCCACCAATAGCAGCTAAAACGATCATTGCCAATTGCAAATAAGCAATTAAATCTTGTTTATCCATTGACTGCATGACATCTCTTACAAGTCCACGTAGCATTTTGTGGAGCATCAGCGTTTTCAGCCTTAGCCAAATGAGCGATGATTACTTCCTCATTGCATAACTGGCAAGATACGGACATGGACATAAGGTTCATCCATTGACCGTTTACATTGACTTCGACAAATCCCATTATGCTCTCGCCTTCTGTTTGTCCCATTTGCCATTGGATTCAAGGTTGTACCAGCGTGTAGGGCAGTTTTGAGCCGGTGCTACATTGCCACCAGGACAAAAGAATCCGCCCCAAGCGCGACCGTTCTTCTCGCCCTCTTTCCACTTCATATCGCCATGCTCGCACTCCTCATGGTTTTGCACTCCCAAGATGTTTTCAACGTTTGCAATAGCCTCTGCTGCGCTAATTGCTTCAGGTTGCTTAGGATCGCCGTAGATTGGCTCATTACTCCAAGGATCAGCAGCTAGTGCCTCCTCTTTGGTTGCAAAACTTGGTACTTCCTTAGCCTTTGCGATGTCCTTTGCTGATAGGCGCTCGACCTTAATCATTTCCTCCCGAGATGGTCTTTTACCCTTTGCTGCGTAACCCCCGTTTGCAAGCGCGCGACCGATCGCGCTAGTCTCGCAATTTTCCAGCGCTGAAGTTGAATTAACACCACGATCAGTAACCTTCTCCTCAGCGTATCCGGTTGAAAACGCCACGCTATCTGCGAAAGTTCTATATAAATACGCCTTAACAATGAATCGATCATTCTGAAAACTCTCCAATTCTGTGCTGATTCTAAAATCCGGGAAGTCATGAATAAACTTCTCTAAACGCGTTTCAACTGTCTCGTAATCTGCTAAATTGAACACTCTAACTCCTTAATTAATTGTTTGATTTTGCCCACTCTGATTAAAGTCTCACCGTTTGTTAATGTAATTGTCTCTTGATTAATCAATCCCTCAAGTTTCCAAGCAACTTCTTGCTTTTCACAATGAATGTCATTATCCCAATCACACACTTGGTAACTCCTCTTGTTTTAATAGATATTCGGTTTGTTCAGGCAATGACCATAGGGATCCATCTGCCCATGTTTGTACTTCAATAGCGCAGGCGTTGCAATAGTGACGGCGTACGCCTTGGCTACGGGGATGATTGCTTATTACTGTGTAACTAGCGCCTTTTTGACCTAGGATCGAATTGACGCCATATCTGACTTTGCAGTAATCACACCAAACGCCAGGAGCAGCTTTAATAACTGTCAAGGTCACTCCAATCAGTTGATGCAATCTGTCCAGCGAGCGCAATGTATGCTGCGCCGTCCTTGTAACTGTCTGCGTGGAGGCTTGTCTCTTGTAAGCGTGAGATTTTGACAAGTGCCATACAGATTGCGACTTCGTGAGGCTCGATGTTACGTTCAAGGTAGGCTGACCACAATTTGGCGATTCGAAGGTGATTGAGAGCTGCCAAGCCGTAATCTTTGCCTCTGTCTGCGATGAGGTCTTTGGCTTCGTCAAGGATGTCATCAGCGCGCATTTTCACTCGCCTGGACAATAAATCGATGATCCTCTTGGGATTCCTTGTAGCCCATTGCCCAACCGACAATAAACCATAAAACATTGGCTGCTAACAATATGATAATCATTGGCATTTGAAATGACATTTTCTTGCTCCCGTTTCCGTAGTCCTTGGTGACTACTGGATTACGGTCTCACACTTAGCAGACAATTACACGTTAATTTAGATAACGAAACGATAACGATTATTAAGCACAAAGCCCTCTTTCGAGGGCTGAGGCTCTTACCTCAAATCTGTTATGATAGAGGATTTCGATCATCATTTTACCTTATCTGGCTCGCCCGTAAGACTTTCCAGCAACTATGAATGTGCCGTCCTTTTCAATGTTGATTAGATCCACCTGAACCTTATTCTTATTTATGTACATAATGGCAAAGGCTTGTTGCCAATTAGCCACACCCTTGGTGTAAGCAGCTTGCTTAAAGTCCATAAGATTGCCTACCTCAACACCATGCAGGACACGCCCTATACGGCCACCAGAGGCCTCTGAGAAGGCCGAACGCCCTGCTCTGTGAGTATGTCCTGAGATAACATTCTTTCCATGCCTACGAGCCGCTTCTAGGGCTGATAAGCCCCCTTGTGGCTTTATTGGTGTGTGGTCTCCATGAACTGCAATCCAGTTAGGCGCAATAGCCATTGGGTTCTTATGGAAGGTAATGCCTAACTCATCGAACTTCATAAACTTCTCAAAGCGAAGTTCTGGCAATGCACCGAAGGCTGGGACTTTAGCCATGATGATGTTATAGAGGCGGTCTGTGTGATTGCTACGGATACAGTCAGTAACGCCTAATTCCCAGAGTAGATCAACGGCTTCATTGCGATCATCATCTAGGGTCTGGGCATAAGAGCCCATGCGACCCTCTTCCCACTTGCTTATCTGTGGAAGATCGATCTCATCGCCAATGGTAACTACTTGGTCTGGCTTAAACTTCTTGATAAATGATGCAAGGTTACGGGTTGCAACCCTGTCATGATAGGGAACTTGTAAGTCTGAGACTACAACAATTCGCTTAATCGTCATCCTCATCATCCTGATAATTGCCGAACTTCTCTGGATCGACAGGATCAGGCAAGATCCAATGCGGATAGGCTTGAGGCTCGGTAATCATGAACATAGCAATGTCTTCCTTAAAGCCAGCCTTCTTAAGGCTTTGGAAATACTCAAAGAGCCCAATGCAGTAAGCATCCAGTTTTGAATAGCCTTGATCCTCTAGCGCCTTAGTTGGTTTTCTTGCCATGTGGATAAGTGTCCCTTACTTCTTTAATAACTCCAAGATGTCCTCTTGGCGTGTCTCTATTCTTGCCAATCGGTCTGCGAGAGATGATCCACCATTCGGCGTAAGAGTCCACAACCAACCGCGAACCAAATAACGCAAACCGCCAACAACAATAGCAAGCGTCGAGGCAATAGCGAGAACGAGTCCCGCCCAGTCATTTGCCGTCACTTCTTTTTGCGGTCAACTTCATCGATTGCAGCTTCAACTGCATCAGCGACAATGTTGCCAACTGACTTCTTTGCGCGGTATGCCTTTAGAGCAGCGCGAATTGCAGGGATTGAAGCAAGTGCCAAAGCACCGATAATTAGTTCATTCATTAGTTGCCTCCTAGCATGGGGATTTGGAAAAAGTCAGACGCCTCATCAGCTGCTTTAGTGAACGAGACGTGACAATGATGATTGTGCTTATTAATGCCATCGTAAGGACGCCAAGCCCAAGCCTTTTTGCTTGATGCGATCTTGCCGTTAAAGATGACGTAACTGATTCGCTTTGGATGAGCCTTGCCATATTGACGAATCTGATCTGCAAGATCGGGCATGATGTCAGGCTTTGCTTTGCCGGATAAATCACGATCGATGTCAATGGCGCGAACCCAACCCTGTTCATCAGGATTATGATCTGACTTGCGCGCAGAGTGTCGTGTATCGCCGATCCAGCCATCGGAAGTACGATCTCTATCTGGGAAGGCATCATCGACCTGTTCCCTTAACTGAACGGCTGATTTACTTAAACGAGGCTTCATTAAATACCCAAAGCAGCTTTTAGATCATCAATCGAAAGACCCACACTTGCTAACTTCTCAGAGATTGTAGGCTCTGGAGTTGATCCATCATGTGAAGCCAATGCGGATTCTGCTTGGGCTTTTGTGCAGTCGCCTGAAACGTACAATTTGCCGTCACGAGTAAATAAATCAAAACCCGTTTCTTCTTTAAATTTAGTTGAATTCAAAGATTTGTTGGGAATTGTAAAATTGTGTTCCATCTATGCTCCTAAATAAGTGACTTGGAATGAACGTGCAATTTGCTGACTAGCAGTGCCGTTATCGCCTTGAACAAAAATCTCAATGTAATCGCCGGCAGTTAAATTTAAAGTGATGTTTTGCGCTGATCTATTCACTCCACCATTGCCCCAAATTCCGCTATCACCAACGAAACCATTTGAATTTGTCAATTTTGTACCGTTCAAATAAATGTATAGGTAGCAATAACCCCAGTTGAATTGGGTAGGTTGCACCATTCCACTCACTAGATACTTTCCACTTTTGCCAGTTGGAATAGTAATTCTTGAATTATTTGTAGAATTATCGTGAAAACTATCAGTGTCCCAAATCTCCGTCGTAAACGTAAGTGCCATTGCAACATTTGCGGTGGGACTCATTGCGCCACTTGTTGTCAAACCAACTCCAACATAAGTTGTACCAGTTGCGGGTGTTGCCCACTTGATACCAGTTGAAGCAGTTGAATCAGCGGTTAGGACTTGACCATTTGTTCCTACTGCTAAACGAGCAGGAGTATCTGCCGCTGTTGCTGCAATTAGATCACCCTTTGCATCAACAATAGTCGGAGCAATAACCGCTGCGCTATCTAATGCCAAAGTAACCGCGCCTGATGTTCCTCCACCTGTTAAACCTGTTCCAGCAGTAACTGCTGTAATGTCGCCAACATCATTGGTAATCCATGTGTAATCGAGATCGGTATTTGATGCTTTGCTTAAAATCTGTCCTGTTGTGCCACCTTTTAGATCGACAAAGGACGTATCAACTCCACCGAGAGCAGTACGAATTGCAGCTGCTCCGTCCTTTACGAGGTCGGTATCGTCAGGAGTTTCCCACCCGAAGTTAGTTGTCGTTGCCATATTTCTCCTTTATCAGGCTACTATTGTAGCGTCTAACCATTCAAGACTTGCGTTGATCGTATTCCAGGTTTCAGCTGCGTTTACTCGATCCCAACGGGTTGTCTGAATTGAGTAAGCAGTAGGGCTAAGATTGAGCGTGATCTGCAAACCATTGTATGAGGCTTGGAATGTCCAGCCCTCAACAAAGCCCTGAAAAGTGCCATTGAGCAAATTGCCAGGTAGGTTTGAGATATCAAGGGGCAAGCCCATAAATACATTGAGCAAAGTATCGCGATCGGTATCGTCCACTTCAGGGCTACCAAGTGGGAAAGTAATTGCCCTAAATTGCGCTTCAGGGAAGGCTCGAATCCCTAAATAGAAATCTGCTTGCTCCTGAGCATCAAGTGCATTTTCAAGAGTTGTATTGATGTTTTGTGCTTGCTTACCATAGATTGAAATCGATTGAACATCTGAAGCAGTTTCAGTCGCATTGGCTTTGTAAGTGATTGTCACATCATTGCGAATGTCACCAATACGCTTAACCGTACGCATACCAGGCGCATAGGCTTGATTTGCATCCAAAGCGGTATAACCGTTAGCAGCTAGATAATCGGCTCGGTGTGTGCTATCGGCGTATGAAATACGACCGTAGGCATCTTCATAAATGTATCCAAGCCCTGAATTGGCAAGGAGTGCAATAAGGCTATAAGCATCGGTCAAATCAGATGAGCGGGAGGTCAATTCGTAATTGCCAGGCATATCAATAGTGCCAAGTCCAACATTCTCAGCATTAGCCCAGGTTGTTGTTGGGTTGTAGGCGTTCCATGTTTCGGTTGCTGGGACTTCATTCCAGTTATTAACCAGTAAATCGGTAAGGATTGAGTTGATTTGATTGCCGTCGTAATCCTTGCTTAAAACGCCCGTTGTAAGGGCTTTAGGCAGTTTTGAGAGCGCACCCAAGGCAACTAGTTTAATAACCTCTGAAACGGTCTGTGTACCGCCTTTGGTGACCGTTACATCGATATCTGTGACGTAGCCACCAAACAAAGGGACATAAGTACCGGTTGAGTCTTTGATCTCGATTGTGACCTGATCATTGACATCTACCTCAATAGCGGTTTCATCTAGGTTGATGATCTCCATCGAGCAATATCCAGCAGTTGGCTGAGAGTAGATATCAGTACGCCCGGAAGTGATTGTGATATTGGCAAGAGTTAGGTTGGTGTAATCGCCATACCCATTAAGGTTGATTTTCCATTCAGGATTCCAAAGTGTCATACTGCTTGAAACGCTGCCGATCCAAGAGTGCCACGATATGAGGAATCGTTAAGGATTTCCACGATTTGACGTGCTGTTCCTTCTTTGTCAAAAGCGCCGTTTACGGTGATGTTGATTGTGTTACCTGCGCCGGTTGTTGCTTCCTCAGCCTTGCGGAAAGATCCAGCATTAAATGAACCGATAGCACTTGAAGCAGCAGCAGCTGAGGCTGAGGCTGAACTAGTGCCGGAGGAAGTTGTTCCTGAAGTTGTACCGCCTCCACCACCGCCTGAAATTGTTGGCGCTGTGTAAGTTGGAGTTGTCACCTTTGGTGCTGAAACCGTTGGTGTAGTAAATGATGGCTTTGAAATGGTTGGAATATTAGGCAATAGTGGGATGGCGTTGTAAGCCTTGATCAAGGCGTTGATTCCATCGATGGCGCCGGATACCAAAGTGCGGATCACATTGATAACGCCTCCAACAATATCAATCACGCCTGATGCGATTTTGGCAACAAATGAAATCGCTCCGCCAAGTGCAACGGTAAATACCGGCACAATGTAATCAACGATGAAATTACCAAGCGCCTGAAATGATTCTTTATTGCGATCGATTGCGTCCTTAATTGGATCAAAGAGTGAGGCAAACTTAGTAAAGCCAGGTACTACCTTATTAAGGATGATGTCAATCAATGATTGAAGGATAGGCAGTAACTTGTAACCGATTGCTTCAACTGATTCGTCAAAAGCAATCTTTAAACGATCCATACGACCCTGATAGGTTTCAGCATTTCGAGCAGCTGCGCCACCAAATAGATCGCTAAGTTTTGTTTGAACGTCCTTGAATGACATAGCCTTTAGTTCAGCGCTAGATAATCCAACGCCTAACTTGCCAAGAGCTGCGGTATTGCCGTCGTAAGCCTTACCCAAAGCGTTTGCTACGCCTTCGAGTGGCTTGCCTGTCTGAGTTGAAATGTCAAGAGCAAGTGAAAGTAATTCTTGTGCTTTGCTAGTTGAGTTTGTACTTAAGGCCAAACGAGCAAGCGCAGGACGTAGTTGATCGTCGGCAACGCCAGTAGCGCGAGCCATCTTATCGATTGAGTCCTCAGTTGCTGCAATCTGTGCCTTTGTAGCACTTGTTGCATTGGTAAGGGCTGAGGCTAGTTTAACCTGAGATTGTTCATCGGCTAGTGCAGCCTTGACGCCATCGACGCCGATCTTAATTGCATACGCTGCTGCTGCTGTAGCAGCTGCTGCAAATGCCGCTGCTGCTACTTTGCCAAACTTCTCCATATTGGTAGCGCTGTTTTGAACGTCACCATTAGCAGCCTTTAACTTCTTATTAAGATCATCAACGTCAGCAAGGATCGAGAGTTTAAGGGTTCTATTGCCTGCCATTAATCCCACTCCTTCAAAATCCCGCTAAATGCTTCTTCCCACTTACGAACTAAATCCGGCTGGATCTGTCGTAGGGTTGGGTAAATGAAATAACCTGAGTTACCTCTACCCTTGTTTGGCGTACGCTTTGGGAACTGCTTAAAGCGATTAGAACCAAACTCCATACCATAAAGTAAATCTAAAGTTGAACCGCCACCGCTAAACTTTTGACGAGCAAAGCCGTAACTAAACTCACCGATCTTTGAAGTCTTGCTTACCTTAACTCCATCAGCAATACGGCGAGCAGCAGTACCTGAAACCGTGCGAGTCGCTGCTGCGATCTTAATTTGTCCAGCAGCATACTCAGCAAGATTAGAACTTTCCTTTTTAGCAGCTTCAATGGCTTGATCGTCCATAGCCTTGAAAGCCCTGGTAATACCGCGTAAATCTGATTTGTCATAAGCGATCTTGACTTCATCTGCCATCCGATCGCTCCTTCAAAATATCTATCGCGGTTAATATGTCGTCTGCATCCTCCCAGTATTGCATCGGTATCCCCGTCTCTATTGCTAGATTAACGAGGATCCGCCTTATGCTTCCTGGTTGGTGGCTTTTGGGCTATCGTCTCCGACTGTTACATCAGCAACGGTTTCAGACCAAATGTCGTAAGACTTAACAGGCTTTCCAGCATTCTCACGCTTATAAGCGTTGTAAGCCAAAAACATAAGATCCCAAATGCCAATCTTGTCATTAGCCTGAGAAATCGTGTTGCCAGTTGCCTTCTCCCACTTTGCCCACTCAGGAGGCTGAGCCGTATAAGTTGCTTCGTCGCCTGAGTTATATGTAATTGTGATTGGTAGTTTCATCTTTGCTCCCGTTGTTAGATTTTAACTAAATGTGTCTGCTGGTGTGCCGACTACTGTCAGCGCCCAAGTATCAGTCTGAGCGCCAGGGGCTGCTCCACCGATTGCTGGAAATACTGGCAACACGTTGCAAGCAAATACTGCGCCTGTAACTGCTGTTAGTGATACCGCAAGAGTTGTATTTGGTGCAGTATCAGCTGCTGTCCACATTGCTTCAAATAGTGATGATGCAGCACCCCAGTCAGCCAACAACTCTACGTTGAGAGTCCATTGATCGTCTGTGTGCTTGTAAGCCTTGCCATCGAGTGTCTGATACACGTCGATTGTTGGGCTGTTTACGAGTGTGACGCTAGTTGTCTGAGCATCGTACGCTGTAGTAGCGATGGTTAGAGTTAGGTCGCGACCCGTGATA